AATGGTTTGTCTAGTAGTGGGTATCATAATCCAAGAATTACTGGTTTAAATGTATATTGGCAACCAAAAGGTGATGTAGACTGGTATTTGGTAGAGTCATTAGATATTAATAAAGGGTATTCAGAAAGTATTTTAGCGAATACACCAAACAATTTAGTGCCAGGCTCAAGTAATTTATCTCCATTTTACGCAAGCAATAATTATAATAATTTTGCCATGAAAAACTATGGGTATTTTGTGCCTTGCCCCAATCATATTGCAGCAGATGATGTTACTAAAAATGCTGATGGTTCAAGTACTCAGTTTTCTTTTGATACCACTTCATGGACTGGATCAACTAATAATTTTCAAGATACATTCAGTGGTGGTGCTACTAACTATATTGCAATTCTATCTAGGCGAGAAGCTAATGATAGTTCTGATTTAGCCACACAGTTTAATCGTTTAGGGTCATACTACACACCGATTACTACTATTGATACTTCAAACTCAAAAATTAATTTTAAAAAATACAATAATGTAAATAGAGTTCAGGCACAACATACCGCAGCGTATGCAAATGTCATAAAACCTAATCGCATTTCTACACACTTTAAACATCAAACTAAAGCTACTACTTGGTATATCCCTTATGATGGATTAAAACTTGCAACCTATAGTTCATTAACAGGGAGAGCTTCAAAAACTAAATTAGCATCTATCAAATGGAACACCTCCGCAGTTTTAAATAATCGTGGATATTATGCAGATATAGATACCGTAGATGAAAATGAACAAACTGCAAGGGAAAAAAATCGTATTTATTTTACCGATCCTTTTAAACTAGATGAAATTCTACCTGGTCGTTATTTAACTGTTGGGGTCAATGATGGCGATGAGATTATAAAATTAATGTCATATAGAGATCGTTTATTTGTCTTTAAAAGTCGAAATACTTATGTCTATAATAAATCACATCAATTAGAGCGTGTCTTTGTTGGGGTAGGAGCAACACATAAACATTCCGTTTGTGAAACTCCTCTTGGTTTAGTATGCGCTAATCAAAATGCGATTTATGCGGTAAATGTTAATAATGTCAAAGAGCTTTCATTTAAAATTAAAGATTCTTGGCAAGCTCTAACATTAGCAAAGCCAAAGATTGGATACGATGGTATTGATAATGAATTGATTGTGGAGAATGATGAGACAGATGGCTCAGTTTGGGTAATGAATTTAGATAATGGCAGTTGGCATCGGTCATCTATAACCGCTACAGACCGCATCAGTAATTTTGCAGTGAGTAATGGTTTACGCGCTCAATATATAGATAACAACGATGGAGATATAACCGCTACACAATTAAATACTGGAAGTGCAGTTTCTACTACCTCTACCGTCACCAGTAAGCGTTTTGATTTTGGTTCTCCTGATACACAAAAAAGAATTAATAAGATTACCTTAATGTATAAAGCATCTTCAAATGTGACAGTTAAGATTTATGTAGATGGGTCAGGTAGCGCAGATACCACACTCACTTTCGGAACACAGTCTACCGTAAATAGTACAAGTCTTGCGTGTGCTAGTTTAGGTAAAACCATGACCATAGAAGTAGCGTGTGATGCTTCTAATTTAGAAATTGATTCTATGGATATTGATTATCAAATCTTAGGCAGCAATCCGTAATGAATATAGACCAAGACAAACTTGATATTGAGCTAGAAAAAAAGCAAAATACTATGCTTGAAACAAAACAAGGGTTTTTTGCACCCACAGAAGGTGATAATGGAGATACTGGTATTTGTATTCATAATGGAATACGTTATTTTGCAGTTAAGGTACAAGATAAATGGGAGTTTGCTCAACTAGGACTGAAAGATGAATCTTCTATTAATATTGATAATTCTATCAAAAAAGTAATGAAAAAGTTTTTCAGATTATTTTTAACTAATAATTCCTCTACTATAAATACCATTATTAACAATACTGCGCCTAGAACATTCTCAATACCATTTTCAATGGTGACTTATACCAATGGTGTTGGAACAGTGATATATCCTTCTGGATTTATCTTGCCAGGAGGTATTTCTGATTCCACTTTAATTTCTGATATATTAAATGAACGAATGGGTAGTGCATCGGTTGGTAATGTGTATATCCCGACTTCTTTTAAATGTCGTTTAAAAGCTATTCGAGCTATTGCATATTTTACTCTTAATTCTGGTACAGATACCAATGATGCAAGAATTGCTTTTGCATCTGATATTTATAATGCTGCATTAAGTGGTAGTACAACACCCAGCATATCAGCAACCGCACCCAGCCATGTAAGTTCAAATCATTATTATGCTTCTTGGATTATCTCTCCATCTGCGAGTGATTTTGAGATTGCTGAAAACTCTCAGATTGCATTGACTATATCAGTGACTAATCCGAGTACCTGTAAGTTTAATACGATAGGTGGAAATCTTTTTTTTGAGGAAGTTTTATAAAATATATAACAAGTAGAGGACATTATGGATAGATATAAAATATCATATAGCAAAAATAGAATGGGGCATACTATATCTGCAAAAATTATAGATCAGAATACAGGACAAGTAGTATGGACACAGAATGTTGGGAATTATCCTAAAACACAATTATCAGGCAAAATCCGCAAGCAAAAAGTCGGTGATTTAAAAAGAGCAGCAAATGCTCAATTAACTCAATTACAAGGTCAACAAACTCAAGAACTTGCTGGAGAAGATGTGTCTTTTGACCCAGAAACAGGGTTTTATAAAAGTGAAGATGGAAAATCATACGCAACTTTAGAAGAAGCGCAAAATGCAAACCTTACACTAGAGCGCAAAGGTGAGTTTGATGAGAATTTAGAAGAGTATGAAGCTCGTATCACTCAAGCGGGTAGAGAAAGAGAAGAATTAGCTTCACGAATTAGTGCTAGACAACAAGGTCAATTAATGAATCAACTCCAACGAGCTATTTTAGGATCAGGAGGAGATCAAGCTCAAATTGAAGCTCTAACGCCACAAGTCCAAGAAGGCGGACAGCGAAGCCTTCAAGACTATATTTCTCGGTCTAAGGCACAAACATCCGCAGATTTAGCGGGTGCAACGCAGTTAGGGATTAAAGGTGATTTTGATTTAGCAAGTTTAGATCAAAACCAACAATCTTTGACAGATGCAATGACACGATTTATGACAAGTGAAGAAACAGATCGCGCTCAATTTCAAGCAACTTTAGACAGTCAACCTGAGTGGTGGGAATCAGTCTTAGGACAAGCTGCACAAGGAGCAGGTTCAGCCGCAACCTCATATTTATTAGGAGTTTAACATGGCATTTAAATTTAAAGTAAAGAAAAGACCTAATCTGGGTCAAGCAGTTGCATCTAGTTTTGCAGCAGGGGCAGTGCAAGGTGGTCAAATGGCACTACAAAAAATGCTACAAGAAAGAGAGGAAAATAAAAAGAACTCTTCTCAAAATTTAAATACTTTCAATTCTTTAATATCAGGTTTACCTCAAACTCCAGAAAATAGATCGTCAATTTTAAACGCTAGATTGTCTGTACTTCAAGGAGGTGATCCTGTGTTGGCAGTAAAAGCAATAAGTGATGGTGGTTTAGATTATGAAACTCCAGCAGAAACTAAAAAAAGAGAAGAAAATGAGTTAAAAAACCTTGAAGCAACTGAGGAAAGTTTAAGAAGAAAAATAGGAATGGTAGGTAGTCAACCAACCCCAGAAGAAATAGCTGCAAGAAAAGCAGAGAATAAAAATTCTGATGCTGATTTATTAAAAGAAGCAGAAATTTTAGAAGAGCAAGTGAAAAGAGATATAGGAATGGTGGGAAATGTACCCACTAAAGAGGAGGTAGCTGCAAGAAAAAAGAAACCATCTACCCCTAAAAATACAATGGAGCAGAATCAAATTAAAATGCTTGAAAAGCAAATTTTAGAAGCTGCGACAGCAACTGGACTTACTTTTGATGAGTTTGTATCTGCGAATCCTACAAATACAAATATTATATTATATCAACGAATGACAAATCAACCTATTGTTAGCCAGAGTACCACTCAAGACTCATTAGGAAAAACTAGATTTGATACAAATTTAAGATTAGGAAGTCCTACTGTAAGTCCTGTATTTAATGAAATAGAAGGTAATCCTTCTTACTTTGGTTTTAATCAGAATACAGGAGAAAGAGTATTTTATAATAAGGAATTAAATAAATGGCAACCAGTAGAGTAAAATTACCGCCTCTTCCAGAGGGTTTTGAACTAGAAAGTAAATTACCACCACTGCCACCTGGATTTGTTTTAGAAACACCTAAAGCAACACAAGTTGCTGATTTATTTCCAAAAGAACCTCCAAACACACCATCTCTTCGTGCTGCACCAGAACCCACAGTAGGTAAAAAATTTAGAGGATGGGTTAGTAATATTTTTAAAGATAAAACAAATACTAATGTCAAAGGTCAGATGATCTATCAAATCAGTAAAGATACTGGTAGGTCACTAAGAAATGTTGAAAAAAATTACGACCAGTTAATTCGTGATCCAAAGATAACAGGTATCCAACCTGATCCAACCGCTAAAGAATCTATTGAATTTGGATTTAAAGGTGCAGTAGCAATAGGATTAGCAAACAGTCCACTTAAAACTGCTTTAGGGGTTACTGCATTTATGGCATTAGATGAAGCTGAAAATGCTATTATTACTGGTATTAAAGGGGGTAAATATCAATTTCAAGCAGGGAGAAATATATCTGAGTTCTTACCAGAGGATGCTACTAGAACTGCAAAAGAAACTGTCGAGATATTAGATATTTTAGGTAAAGGTATGTTAGTAGGTGGAGTGATAAAAAAATCAAAAGCACTTACCGAAAAAATTACTAAAGATTATATAGAAGAATATAAATTGCCTAAAGAAGTGTATATGGATGCTAAGAAAGTCCGATCTATTTTGCGTGAAGGGAAAAAAGATAAATTTAGTCCAGAAGAAAAAGATTTACTTTTAGATTTAGGGTTAACAGGTTCGCAATATAGAACTGCTGTTCAAAATGGTGTCACTATTAAAGTTCCTGCTGAAAAGGTTACTAAACTTGTAGATCGTGGTTGGTGGGGTAAGGTTAAAGAAACGATTGGTAGACCCAAAACAAATAAGGTATTAAAAACAGAAAAGATAGGTGAGGCAACTCAAACGCCTAGAGGGTTATTGATAGAAGGAGAGCCAATCGCTCAACCAAAGGCAAAGCCTGCTAAAGTAGAGACTTCCAAATTTACTGAATCTAAATTAAGAGAAATTAATGGTTT